TTGTAGAGCACCTGGCCTGCGGTGACGGTGGCGCCAAGCGTGCCGTTCTCGGTGACGGCGCCGGAGCCCGCCAGCACGTTGGCGGCAGTGATGGTGAGGTCAGCCATGGGGTGTTCTCCTGTTGATCTAGGTGCCGACGCGGCGGAACGGTGCCAGCAAAGCGGCGGCCGCCATCGGCAATTCGGAAGTTGTCTCGCCGACCGAGACGGCCGAGCGGTTGTCGTACCAGTTCGCGATCAGCAGCAGCATGGCCGCGCGGATCGCAAGCGGCACGTCTTTCGCCGCGGCGCCGTAGCCCGCGACGAAGGTAATCCTTACCGCGTCATCGCGGGTGTAGGTCTGTGGCCACTGCTGATTGTACGTCAGCGCCACATAGGGCCCGAGGCCGTCGGTCAGCACGGCGTAGACCGAGGTCGCCAGGGTCTGCTGCGCGTTGCTGCTGTCGTAGTATTGGATCGTGGCCGACTGGACCGGCCCGAGCGGAATGTCGAGGCGGTTCCGGAATGTCGGAAAATCTACCGTCCATGTCTGTGTAATCAGCGCCCGTCCGAGGATGCCCTGATAGCCGTCCAAGTGGGCGGTAGCAGCATCCATGAGTCCGGTGATCAGCGCATCCTCGTCGGCGTGATTGACGCGCAGGTGCGCCTTCACCTCCTCAATCGTGAGGAGCGGTGCAGCCGGGGCGACGGTGCGGACGGGTGCGAGCATGACCTGCCTTATGGATTGAGAAAGGGCGGCCCGAAGGCCGCCCCCTACGGTTCAGCCGTCAGATCAGGCCGGGGGGTTCTCGGCCGGCATGCGCAGCGGCCTGCACACCCACGAGGCGGCGACGAAGATGTTGCCGCTGTCGTTGCCGGTCGGCGTGATCGTGGCCTTGATGTAGCGCTTGTTGCCCACATAGCCGATCTTCCGGCACTCGTTGTCGTCGTCGAACTGGAAGCCAGCGAGGGCCTCGGTGCCGTTCAGGTCGGCATCCGCGACCGCCGTATAGCTGCCACCGGACGTGTCGCATTCCTCGATGAGGACGGCGAAAGTCGCGTTGGCGTCCGTGTTGGCACCGATCTGGATGGCCAGCATCGCGCCGTCGAAGTCGCGGAGATCGAGGACTTCGGAGACGATGGCCGTGTTGTCGGTCCTCGCCGCCTGAGGGGAAATCGCCCTCTTCAGGGTGAGGTTGTTCGTGATGTCACGAAGCATGTTCGTTTTCCTTCATGCTGGGATGGAAAGGGAAAGGCACGAGGCGGGGCGCGTCACCGCGTTCCGCCCAAGCTCATTACGAGCTGCCGAACTTCATCAGCTTGATGGCCTCGAAGTTCACGACGCCGCCGCCGGTGCGCTTCGTTGTGTAGAACTTGACGAAGGGCTTCGAGGTGAACGGGTCGCGCAGAACGCGGATGCCGACGCGGTCCACGATCTGGTAGGCGGCGCGGAAGTCGCCGAAGGCCATGGACAGGCTGTCGTTGCCCAGCGCCGGCATGTCTTCCATGCGCGACACCGGATAGCCCAGGATCGTCTCCGGGATGCCGACGCCGAGGCCGGGGCTCCACACATACTGGTCCGTGGAGGCGCCAATCTTGAACTTGCGGATCAGCGTCAGCACCGCGCGGCTTGCCGCCCAGCGTGCGTTCGGGAGATAGGCGTTCTTGAGAAGGCCCATCAGGTCGATCAGCTTGTCCGCCTGGGTGGCGACGGTCGAGCCGAAGGCCGCGTTGGTGCCCGTGGCGATGTAGCCGATCGAGCCCCAGGTCACGCCCGCGCCGCTGTCCGACACTGCCGTGTAGGACGTGAAGCCGCGGATCTTGGTGGAACCCTTCACGAACTCCGAGTTCTCGAAGCGCGCGAACTTGTCCGAGACCTTACCGGCCAGCCAGGATTCGATGTCAACGGAGGCGTCGTCAAGGATCGACTGCGTGGCCTTCGGCTCGCTGTCGATGATCCACACCGGGATCGACCACTTGCCGACCTGCGGGGTCGTGGTGTCCGAACCCTGCGAGGATTCACCGGCATAACCGGCACCCGCTTCGCCCAGGTCTTCGATTCCCTCGAGCTTGTCGCTGGAGATCGACTGGACGGAAGCGATCTGACGCATCTCCGAGGTCTCGTAGACCTTGGTGACGATGCGGCCGCCGGTGTCCGGCGTGACCAGGTAGCCGCCGTCGGGGTCGGAACCGACCGACAGCGTCTTGACCTCGTCGGCCGTCAGCAGTCGCGCGTCCTTCGACATGAAGTTGCGGAACGCCGACTTGTAGGCCCGATAGCCGTCGGCATCGACCGGCTCGTAGGCGACCTGACGGTCCTTGGCAGAAGCCTTCAGGGCGTCGTTGAACGACTTCAGCTCGACGTCGAACTTGTCGTCGCCGGTGCCCTTGGTGCCGAGCTTCGACAGCCGCAGCTCGAGCTCCTCGCGCTCCTTCTTCTCGGCAGCGATCTGGCGCTCCAGAGCTGCCTTGGCCTCGACAGCGGCGTCGAGGTCACCCTCGATGCGGGAGATCTTCTCCTCGATCACAACGTCGCGCTTCTTCAGGTTTTCGTCGTTCGCCTTCTTGAACGCTTCGAAAGCCTCGCCCTGCTTTTCGATCAGGGGCTTCAGATCAGCGATTTCCATAAATGGAACCTTTCCTTACTTCAGGTGGTTGGTGTTACGGCAGATCATCTCTGCGATCTCGCCAACGGCCTCATCCCGAGGTTCCGAATGGCCTTTGAAACCGGACGCGGCGATCGCCTTTGCCCGGGCATGCGAAAAACCTCCTACGTCCCGCAGGAAGTCTTCGAAATCTCGAATGGTCTTGATGCTCTCGACGGCCTTGACCGCACTCACGCGCGCCTTGCCGTTCGCCGGGAACGTCACGATCGACACCTCCATGAGGTCGATTTCCTCCAGCGTCCGGCGCGGCTCGCTGGGCTTCGTGCCCATGGTGAACTTCTTGACCCGGAACCCGATCGACAGGCCGTCGAGCTCGCCGGACTTCATGCCCTCGTAGACATACTGACCGCGCTCCGTGCCGAGTGCGAAGAGCTTGCCCTTGACCTTCAGGCCTTTGGCGTTCTCTTCCATCTCCAGCCACTGGCCGACCGGAAGCATGTCGTCGACGGAAGCGCCCCACCCGCCGTGCTGCAGCAGCATCGGCGGCAGCTTGCCGCGCTCTTCCCATTCGCGCAGCGTGGTCTTGAACGCGCCCTTGGCGATCACGTCGCCATAGCTGTCGACGTTGCCGAAGATCGCACCATAGCCGGCGAACTCGCCCGTCTTGGCGTCGAAGTCATCCGACGCCAGCTTGATCTCGATGCGGTCCATTGATCGCTCCTATGCTGCCGGGTCGCTGGGCGCGGCCGCCGGCTGCGGCTCGAACAGCGTGTCGCCGCCTTCGATCGGTGGCAGTTCCTCAAGCGCCCGGATCTCGTTCCGTGTCATAATGCCCGGGGTCGCGTTCACCGAACCCACCATGCGCGTGTAGAACTCGGCCCTATCCCGGGCCGCGCCGCGCATCAGCGCATTCGGGTTGAACTTCGTGTAGTAGCCCTTCCGGCGGTCATCGTCCGACAGCAGGTTGACGTCGGCACTCTGCTCGAGCCGCTCATACCAGGGCGACAGCGTATGGACGACGTGTGCGATGAACATCTGCTCGGCACTGGCATAGGTCGCCGTCTTGTCGGCGTGGCCGACCATGATCGGCATCACCCGGAAGCCGCGGCAGATTTCCTCGATCTGGTGCTTTCTGGTCTCCAGGTGCTGGGCATCGACGCCCGTCATCTGCGTGGTCGTGAACTTGGCGCCGAGGTCAAGGATCATCGGCTTGCCCGCCCGCTCCCCGCCCATGGCGTACTTGTCGAGCCACGCGGCTAGGAAGTCGTACTTCTCCTTCGAGAGGTTGCCCTCGACCGAGTAGATGCCGCTCATCTTGGCCGAGCCCCGGTGCATCTCGGCATGCGCGGCCTCGCTGGCGATCGCCAGGGCCACGGCTTCCCGCACCAGCTTGACCGCCTCCAGCCCCGTGTAGCCGTTCCAGCTCGGGCCCTTGACGTGCCAGATTTGGTCGGCTGCGAACTGCACGCCCTGCCCCTTCACGGGGTTGTAGTTGTAGACCAGTGCGCCGTCGGCCTTCTTCTCGACGGTCACGAACTGCGGCTCGAGCGGCACGAGCTCGCGGATCTCGCGCTTGATCCCGACTCTGCCCACGAACAGGTAGGCGTTGCCGGTCAGTGCGGCATGGAAGGCCAGCGTCTCGCGAAACTCGAAACTTGTCTGCCAGCGGTTCGGGCGGCGGTACAGCACGTCATAGAGCGGATGATCCGCCGCGGGCCGGCCACCCGCGCCGCTTTCGTCGCGGTAGAGCTTGAACGGCACCTGGGCGATGCCCTCGGCGATGACCCGCAGACAGGCCAGCACCGTCGAGATTTCGAGGGCAGACGCCCACGTCACGCTGATCCCGGTCCGGCTGGGCGGCCCGCCATAGATCTCGCGGAACAGATCCAACGTCGAGTATTTGACTTCCTT